TTGCTCAACTTGAAAATCCTCTACTGCTATATCCCAGTTCTGAGATGTAGTCCAATAAATAACTTTACTTGGTTCTGTATAATCTGGCGCATTTGGTAATGCGCTTGTATATGGTATTGTTACCGCCATTCTTAATCCTTATATTGTTTCTTCTAATCTAAAATTAGAAATATTTTTGAATTTATAACTCTTCAAGTTAGTATCAAACTTTTTGATTACACATAACATTAGTAGATTCTCAAAAATACTATCATCATTTTCATCGCCTACTGCTAAAACATATTTCCCTAATAACTTCTTCACAATCTTCGTATAATCCATTATAAGAGTGTTATCACTATAAGTTGTAATATCCATTATTTGTTGAATACCTCTTTTAGTAATCACTTGAGTACCGAAATCATCAGTTTCATAAACACTGTAGTCCTTGAAACTTATTTTACAAGTATCTTGAGTTTGACCAACATACTGACTCATTCCGCATAACATATAACCAACAGATGCTAATCCTGCATCAACACTTGATGGTTTTATTGTAACTCTTATTTTACCTAGTCTTGGACTAATAGGAAAGAACTTGTTATAAGGCATATCAGCCTCTCTTCTTTCACCATATCTATAATACCACTTGTTTGTTTGACTATCAGGCGTTAGATACGATGGATAATCCCATATAATAGTTTCATCTATAGTTACGAAATCATCTAAACTGAACTCGATCTTTATTTCATCAGCTAATACATTACCGAATGCCATAACATTGTAGAACTCTGATTCGAAAATAGCAACTATTCCCTCTGTTGGATCACCACTGATATTGTTTTGATTTGTAGTAGTAGTTGTAGAGGATAAATCAATCCAAGCATAACGATTAGATGGTCTTATTTTTACCCATTTTGTTAGGGCATCTTTAGGCTCAACAACATTTGTATCCATTATTTGAACAGCATTTTTCCAATAAAAATTCTCATTTTGAACAAATGAACCTATCGGATATTCTGTTAGCTTTTGAAAATCTGGGTATGTTTCAACAATGTTGATATCTGTGAACCTCTTTATATCTTGTGGACAAAATATCATTTAGCTTCCTTTTCTTACTAGTAATTCTATTGGTGCTAATGCAGTACAATCTTCACTAGCATCAAAAGCAATACTTAGAACTGCTAATGCAGGTATCGTAGTTGTAACATTGAAGGAGTAGAAGAATGGAACAGTCTCATTTTTCAATATTGGTAAGTCTACTAATCTTCCCATCTCAACTGCATCTGCATATAGAATAACATCTACATTTACATTCTTGTTAGTATCATTTCTTACTAAACAACTTATTTCTATACTTGAGTTATTGGAAGTAGTAAGTTCACCCATTGCTGCTGATAGTGTATGTTGAACTACCTCTGTCTCTACACCCTTAGGACAAGGAACATCTACTAGATTTGTAGTACCTTCACTTACTCCTAGATTAGGATTTTGAACAATAGCTTGAGATACTAATACCTCTCTATCGAAGTTATAATAATAGTTATCAGCAATAAAAATACTAACACCCTCTTTTGCCATTACTTGTTCTGTCCCATTGATAGCTACTTTTACTCCCTCTGGGAAATATAAAGTATTACCTAAGAACTCACTACCTTTATAAGCAGTGTTTTGTTCTACAGAGTCTGGGTTTACCGGGTATACTCTTTTGGTCCCTAAGTGAAGACCTTGGATTATTTCAGCCATTTATGCTCCTTGTACAAGTTGATCAGTATTATCTCTGGTATCAGCTTGTATTCTTTCGATTTCATATAATCGTTCATTTACTTCAGTAAGTATTTCATTACCTGATTGTATATTAGTATTTATGTTTTCTAGCCAATCTATTTGGTTCAAAATACCTGTTTGCATTTGATCAAACTGATTAGCAGCAACTAATTGTGCAAACTTTTGATCCGCAGCACTCCCAAAGTTCTTAGAGTCTTGTAATGTATTTGATAAACCTATAGTATCATCTAACGAAGTTGTGAATGCTTTTATATCACTTCCCTCTGATAACTTGATAGTCTCATTCATACTTTCATAAAATGAAGACAATCCATTATTATCTGTAGCTGATCCTACCAATCTTTGAATAGCACCACCAATATTTTCTACAGCATTATTCAATGCACTAGCTTGACTATCTAATAAATCTTTATTTTTCTGTAAGAAGTCAAGTTCATTATCTGTCAATAAACCATCTGTTCCTTTCATAACTTCAAATAGTTTATGTAAGTCTTCCATACTAGAACTAATAGCATATCCAAACTTCTCTGACAAGTCTCCAAGCATTTCACCCTCAGTTTTGAAACTGTCTTCCCAATCTTTGATATTCTCAACACTATTTGCCATTGCATCGGCAACCATATTGATACTATCTAAGTAGTTTAGAGCTTCTTCAACTCCATTTTCGAATACTTGATCTGTTTTTACTCCAAGTGCTGCTACAGCTGCTATTTGCTCATCTAATAATTGAACATCTGTTGAACTTAGTAATGATACAAGTGACATATCTAAGTTTTTCTCAAACTCATCAATAGCTTCAATTTGTGTTATTAGATAATCTTCTACTGTTCCATTCTCTTTGATACGATCCATATCTTCTTGAGCTTGTTTGAATCTTTCTAATTCAAAATAATCACTTTGAGTTATATTATCATAAGCATCTTTTAGTACATCTCCTGCATCTATAATATTGTTAGCAACCTCGATAGTTCCCATAGCATACTCTTGAACAGCATCTTGAGCTTCACCTATAAGTTGTTGAAACTGATATTTATCCATACCGAAATCAAACATTCCACTACTATATAATGGATCTAATCCTGAACTACCACCTTGTAAGTATTTGATGACGTCATTTGTTAGTCCCTGATTTGGAGCATAATAGTTGACAGCATCTGTCATTCCCATAGCTCCAGCATTCTCTTCAAACATCTCTCTGAAAGATATTCTTACGCCTTCTATATCATAATCTAACTGTTTACCTGATTGTAATACACTTAGTCTACCTACAGTACCTTCAGTGTTTTCACTAATAGCTTCTAATAGTTCGATTTGTCTATCAAGTTGTTCTAACTCAAAACCTGTAGTGAAATCAAGTTCTTGTTGCATCATTTCAGCAGATGAAGGGATACTTACTGAACCTCCTCCACCGCCTCCTGAACCTCCAAGAGTTGATAAAGTAGCTATAATCGGTAATACTTGAGTTGCTACCATAGCTCCTAATGCAATACCTGCTGGTGCAGGTGGAGTTGCCATTGCAGTTGTAATAGCAACATAAGCATTTACAATACCTAATGTAGCTTGAGCTACTGCGAATGCTTCAGCCTCTTTTGAACCTTGATCAAACATTGTTGACATTGCACCTGCTAAGGTAGCATAAGCAGTTATTTGAGTATTCATTATCAATGCATCATTCTTAGCTTTCTTAGTTGCAGCATCTGCTTTATCTTTCTCAGCTTTTATAGCAGCATCTGCTTCTTTCTTATTTGCTTTTTCTAATGCTTTTTTATCTTTTAGTTCTTTTGTTATTCTATCATCTCTAAGTTTTTCATACTTTGCTTCGGTAGTAGAATTTCTTTTTTGAGCATCATCACCTTGAATAATCATATCGAATGATAGAGCATTTTGATATTCTTTGGCTTTTTGAATAGCCTCTTCCATAGCTTCTATTTCATCTTTAGTAGCAGCTGTTTTCTTTTTGACTTCTACAGTTTGAACTCTTTCAGCTTCTGATAATCTCTCTATTTTTCTTTGTAATGATGATATTAGAAACTCTGCTTCTTTTACTTCTGCATTATAACCTTCTTGGCTTTGTAATAGACCAACACCATCATTTATTAGGTCTTGATATACAGCTAGTAATTGCCCTAGTTCTCTTTTTGCATCACCTAATGTATTGAGTTTGTGAATATCTCTAATATCTTCTACATTAGCTCTATAATCAACAAGTTCATCATTTAGTTTGTTTAGTATAGCTGCAAATCCATTTGCGCCATCTTTAGCATTCTCAAAAATATCAATACTTAGTGTTCCTGCTAACTGATCATATGCATTTTCTAAATTAGATATTGATTCTGCCATTGTGCCAGCTGCTTTGAAATCTTTCATAGCATCTTTTACTAGTCCAACAACGTCATCAGTATCTTTTAGTGTTTCATTAGTTAATCCTAACGAAGATAGAAATCTACCTAAGTCACTATTTGCCATTACAGTACCTGTTGCTAATCCATCAACACCTGCTAATAGTGATTGAAATTGAATACCAGCAGCTCCTGAAGCAATAGATAGTGATCTTGTTAGTTCTACCATATCAGTTGTTGAAGCACCTGCTGCTTTCATTGATACATACATGGCCCGATAAATTTGATTTGTCTGATTTAGTGTGTGAGGTGTTTGAGTGTTTATTCTCTGTAGCTCTTTCATTGTAGAAGTTGCTTCTTTTTGAGCTCTATTATAACGTTCTAGTACTGGTAATGCTTTATCTTGAGTAGCAACTGATAATGCTTTTAGACCAGCAATAGATTGTTCCATTTCAGAGTTGAAAGAAAAACCATCACTCATAACTTTAGTCATACTAGCACCAAATGCTACTAATGCAACATTGGCCTTTGTTAGTATTGCGGAATAATCTTTAGTTGATTTTGAAAGTTTAGTGTTATCTTTTGCGAGGGTGTCAACCGATTTGTCAAGTTTGTCTGTTGATGCTCTTAGCTGATCAACATCAGATTTGCCTGTAACAACGGTTTCAATCGTGAGTCTTCCCATTAGGGTATCCTATTGGCGTCTTGCCTTATAGTTTATTTATAGTTTATCGTTTTTCATTGATACCTTTAGTGAAAGCATTACAACAACTATTCATAATATTGATGTAGTATTTAGGTTTTAGACCGTTCCATTTTATTTGATCTTTTAGAGCCTCATAATGAAAACCAGTAATACCAGATTGACCATAAGTGAATGGAGTGGATTGGAATATACTTATGATTGTTCTACTATAAAGATCAATAGGTTTTGGTATTATTTTAGAATGAGGATCAGAAGTTACTGACTCTTTATCTCTATCATCTAAGCTATCAACACCAATACCTAGACCTAATTGTTCAAAATAAGTGAAGAGGTCTTTTACTTTCCCTCTTTCTTCTCTGCTATATCTTCTGCTATAACATTATGTAACCTTTCATAACCATAAAGTTCACCAAGATCAAGTATTTCATCTTTGTCTTCTGATTTCAGTGAGACTTCTAATCTTCTTTTATATACCTCTTCTAAGTTTGATATTTCATCAAGGTTATCAGAAAGTTCATTTACTCTTATTTCAACTGCATCTTTTTCTTTTTCATGTTTCTCTACATTATCCCAGTTTTCTTGCTTTTCAGCAATCTCTATCTTTCTAGATAACTTGGCTACTTTTTTGATTTGATTGTTTAGATCAGTTGCTATTTTTGATTGTTTTTCGAACATTTGTTTTGATTGTTTTTTCTCTTTCTTAGTAAGATCTAAGAATTCACCAGTATACGATTTGTCTTCGAACTCTAATTCGAACTCGTGACTTATTTGTAATTTCATTCTATTTCCTTTTCCTCTTAAGGTTATGTCACCAGGTGAGGATACCCGATAACATAATATTTATAATCTTAGTTAAACCAACCAGTCATTATTTTCAATCCTGGAGTTACACCATCATCAAAAATTCTAGCAGTTGTAGTTCTTTTCAATAAATCTTTATCAACAGCATCAGAATAGGTCGTAGTTTTAGTGAATGGAATAGTCATTACAACTGATTGACCATTTACCTCTGTACTTGTACTATCTAATCCTATTTTGATAATCATCTCTTTGAAATCACCTGATTCGATATTCAGTGCTTCTCTATCATATGTAGCTGAGTCAACGTAGAAATCGAAATCAATAGTCATCGCATAATCAGCAACAAAGTTAGATTTTAGTCCACAAGCTCCACCCATAGTGTATAGATCTTGAATTTCTTCATTCATCTTGATACTAACTCTCTCTAATGGTAAACAAACGCCATCAAAAGTTACGATATCAGCACAACTTACAACTAATGCTTTCTCATCAGATAATGTTACTACTGGATTAGCTTCCGGTGTAGGGATAGCTGAGTCCATATAACCTTGAAAGTTATTTGTTAGTAATGCTGTCTCTCCAATAACAAGATCCATAGTCATTCCACAAGCTAAGCTATCAGTCATCTCAAATTTATTACCATCAAGATAAGCAACCATAGATGATTGTTTAATAGTATCACTGTTATTAGTATATGTAACTGTTTCTTCACCTGGTGTAGCAGTATCAATTACTTCATCAAAACCAGCAGCTTGTAATAGTAATCCATATTCAGGAACAGTATCAAGAGCAACACCATCTTTAGCATTAGTTCTCATAACGTGAGGAACATCAAAAGTAGTTTTTGTTCTACAAGTATCTACGATTTCATCTTTTGTATTCAGTTTACCTGATACTCTATTGATCTCTGTACTTGTGAATTCTGGTACGATTAGTACGGCATCTTTAGTCTCAACAAAACCTGTGATAGGTACGGGCAATGTTGCTCCACCTGGGTTCAAAAATAAGACTGATTTTTTTGTGTTAATTAACGCCATTTGGCTTCCTTTTTTCTCTACTCGAGAATACCGACTTACTCTTCATGAGATGCGTTTATTTATATCAGAGTATTTATATCGAATATAGTGTTCTGTTCAAATACATTGTTATCTAAGTTTTGAACACCTACTAACGAACTGCCTATTCCACTATAAGAATATACCAGTTGTTTACAATCGAAGAACTGATTTACTTCATCCATCAACTTTATCACCAGTGTAGGGCTAATATCATAGCAGAATACCTGTAACTGACTATTTGTAGAAACTCTCTGGCAAGTGCTTGCTGTTCTACCTAATGGTATATATTTTACTGTAATCCATTTGTTAGATGTTTTGAATTCTTCACCATCAAAAGTTACTGGGCAAATAGTCCAGTTATCTATAAAGTATTTCTCTATTTCTTTTTTAGTATTGTAGTTCATTTAGTCTCCTATTTAGTGTCTTATCAAATTGTTGTAGATAAGGTGTAATACCATCTTTCCATTGTAGTGAACCATACATTGTGCCTCTTATACTTCTACGGCCATTAGCAAGTTCCTCAGCATATTCCATTGGATTATGTATAGTCCATTTGAATGGTATCTTAGTTATACCCCAAGAACCTTTGAACTTCCCTGTATCAACAGGGCTAGTTTTTATCAAGGTATAGTATAACTCATCTATCTCTTCATCTATTACTTTATAACTTTCTGTTATAAGTTTATCTAAGTCATCTGAGATCATGGACAACTTCCTGGATTTACCCAATTGATACCTGGTATTGTAGTTATTGCTAATCTATCAACACTATCTGGTGTTGTAAGTGCTGGCGTGTTACCAAACATATCAACTGAACTTGTGTTATTAGTAGTATCTAGGTTTCCACCTACACATTCTAATGCTACACAACTTGTGAATAGTCTCTCATATTTTATACCAACATCTGAGGTAATCATATTGATATGTCTTATTTTAGAAGCTCCAAAGAACATCTGAGTGAAGTTGGTTACACTGCTAAGATCCATTGAGCTAAGTGTTATAAGTTCATAACAGTTTTTGAAAGCATATAAAGTACTTGTTACATTGCTAGTATCTGCTATTGTGAATGAGGTTAGTTGATTGCTATAACCTGTAATACCATTCATACTTGTTAGACCAGAACTCTTAGTTATTGCTATTGTATCATATAAGTCTGTACTATAATCATAAACAGAACCCTGAAAGTCAATACTTGTAATATAATTTACAGCATTTGGACAAGTTATTTGAACAGTAGCACCAGGTGCTAATACCTCATTGAACTTTGTACCGGAAGTAACATTATTGTATAGTATAGGACCAGCTCCCCAATTTATTGATAAGTCGACATTTCCATTAGTTAGTATTCTTATATTACTTGTACCTGCTTTAGACACTGTTAGTGTAGCTTCGAAAGCATTATTTGAACTACTGTTATCAATCGTAACGTTAGTGGTATTCTTTATAGCAGGATTAGAAGTTAGTAATGCTGTTATTTGAGTTGTACCTGTTGATAACGCAGTAGCAAGAGCTGTACTATCTATACTTACTATTGCAGGATCAGCAGATTCCCAAGTACATAAAGCTGTGATATCACTATCGAATTGATCTAATGCTTTATAATAACCACTCAGTGTATTACCGAATGTTATATTTTTAGGATATACAGTTACAGATGTAGTTGTACTAGAAGCCATCTCGACTCCGTTGAAAAACATATTAGTTAGTTCAGTACCATTGAAATACATCCCTGTAAGATTAGTACTATTGAATAAAAAAGACATTATCTCTCCTTATGGTACTGGTACTGGATCAGTCCCATCATTTGACATATATAATACTGTTCCTACTAATACAGCTTTCACTGTACCACCAAGTGCTTGAGTAGCATAATCATCTTCTTCTATTTTGTCTGTATCTAATAGTGTAGTGGCAGCATCGTTATCGAATATGCCATCTTCTATATTGTTTAGATGAACAGCAGAGATTATCTCTCCACTTCCATCGATCCATGTTGTTTTTGTATAAGACATTTAGTCTCCTTATATTGTATTGTAAGATGGGTAGTTAGAACCTGGGTATACACTACCTGGATAGAGATAAACTATCGGAGTATAAGGTTCACCACTATTTCTTATTTGGAAATCATAGTATATCAAGTCATCAGTTGCTGTTGTTTTAGAAACGTTTATAATATTCCAGATATTGTTCTGATATATAATATTCCATAACTTAGTAACTACTAACGGAGTTGAGACCATAACTCTAACATCATCAATATTGATAGCACCAGAGATATAGTCATTACTTGAATAAACATCGAATACGCCTTTTGTTGAATGCTCAGTAGTAACTTTAGAGGTCATACCATTATTAGGATCGTAAGCACCTTGAGTTACCTCTTGTAATACTATTGAGTTACCGAATTGGTTGATGAGGTCTAGTGAAACCCCATACATTGTATTACCGAAACTCATTTGTAATTCTCCTTCTTAGATGATGTTCCTACAAGATAATCATGTTTATCGAATTCTTCTTTGGATACCCGGTATTTATCACCAGTTCTAAGATCCCTACAATTTACATTTCCTTTACTTTGAAGACCTATTTTTATTTTTGTCTCGTTACTTAGGGTAGTACCAATCAATTTATCTCGTATTTTATCTTTAGTCTCTTGAGAAAGAGTCTTATTCAATGCTTTTTGTACTTCGCTGAAATGTTTCTTTTGTTCATCTGTTCGTTTTGAGCCATTATTACTTTTTGATAACTTTTCTCTTGTCTCTTTGCTTTCTATTCTACCAGTGAATGCTTTACTCATATTTATTTTAGCAGTATCACTCATAGTTCTACCTGTTGCAGAGATCTTCATCTTTTCTTTTGTATCCTCGGTATGATTTGTTCCTAATCTTGACTCACTTGCTTTTATGCTATTTTCATATCTCTGACCTAAGGCATATCCATAATTAGCGGCATGAGCCCATTCTAAATCGGAGATTTCCGTTAATGTTAATATGCCTTCAGGGAATCGCTCTAATATCTCTATTTCTATGGCTTGACCATATCTTCTTTTATTAGAATTGCATCTTGTCTTAAAGTCAGCAGTACAACCAACTTTAATTCCTGGTATGTGATATATTGTATATTCTTTCATTTATAATCCTTTTTCTTATTATATCATAATGATGTTAATTTGATATAAATCCCTGGGAAAAACCAGAACTACTAGCGTTCTTACAACCGTATTGACTAAGTAAAGAATAAACTATAGGTGTCATAGTAGGGGGAGCTGTATTACTCTCGAAAAACGATTGCTCTACTGAACCTGCTTTATTACTTTTGATATTGTTTACCTCTACTGAGTTTAGACTAATACCAGAAGCAACTGCAAGATAACACTGTGCTAACTGAAGATCAGAAGTACTAGTGTCTGGTAACTGAATACCAGGACATGTTCGTATTTGTAATGTTGTCTGCTTTAGTACAGATTCCTTTTCAGGATCTGATAATGCAAGATATGCTATTGTGTTCGTATCTTGTACGAAACCTGTGATGATAGTTGTACTGTCTACAACAGTCGTGAAACTATCGTAGTCTACAGTTGGATATATTATTAGTGCCATTGTTTTCCTTTTATGGACATGGATTTGGATTTACCCAGTTGATACCTGGTATTGCTTCTATTTGAGTTTGTTCTGTGCTGTTAGGTGCTATGAGACTTGGACAGTAGTCGAACATATAATCTGAGTCTATACTTAGTCTTGTATCTACATTTGTGAGACATGCTAAGTTTGAACAATTACTCCAAGTACTACCGAAATTAGTACCTGAACTTGTATCTATACTTGGGAAACTTGTGAGACTATAACAATTAGACCAAGCCTGGTGGAAACTAGTAACTGAACTAGTATCTAATAATGGGAAACTTGCGAGGGCTGAACATCCAGCCCAAGCACTTTGAAAAGTAGTACCTGAACTTGTATCTATACTTGGGAAACTTGTGAGACTTGAACATGCAAACCAAGTATTTCTGAAATTAGTTCCTGAACTTGTATCTATACTTGGGAAGCTTGTAAGTGAACTACAATCCTTCCAAGCACTATTGAAATCAGTAACATTAGAACTATCATTCATATTGAAAGTGGTAAGCTCAGTCATATTCTCGCAGAGATTACCTAAACTTGTAAGACTTGAACTTTTAGTAATATTTACTTCACTATATTTATTATCCAGTTTTTTCATATGTGTAACACGATGTGTTTGAACAGGTGCATCTATGATTATTGTATTACCAATTATAATATCAATAAATTTATTATTACCACTGTTTATTGTATATGGTATAGGTCCTGAACCAGCACCTTCATCTATTGTTATATCCATTGTTCCTGTAGTATATAATGTTATACCTATAGTATTACCACTCACTGAACACAATAACTCAGCATGAAATGCGGTTGTAGCAGTAGGACAAGGATTTACATTTACCCAATCAATACCTGGAATATTAGTTATTTGTGTTTGTTCTGCACTATCAGGTGCTACAAGGCTTGTACATCCAGTGAACATATCTGTTGAAGTAGTAGCATTTGTAGTATCAATAGAAGATAAACATACAAGTGAACTACAACCTTCTAACATACTATCGAAGTTAGAACCGGTACTTGTAACAATAGCATCTATTGATTCTAGACTTGAACAACCTTTGAACATACTATTGAAAATAGTTCCATTAGCTGTATCTATATTTGTTACAGCAGGTAATAAGTTACAGTTAGCAAACATATTTTGAAAGTTAGTAATATTAGTAGAATCAGCAATGCTAAACGATGTCAACTTACTCATTTCACTACACATTACGAACGCAGATGTCAACGAACTAGATTTAGTAATATCAACTGAGCTAAATAAATCTCCTGATGTTGTAGCTGCAGTGAATCTTACTTGAGCTACATTGTTGATTTGTTCTGGTACATCAATAATCAATGTCTTACCAGCTGAAATAGGTTCTGATATAACAGAATAACTACTATAAGAATTATAAGCAACTGGTCCTGATCCAAAATCTACTGTCATATCTAATGTTCCAGTAGTAACAAGATGAAAGTTAGTATTACCACTTGTGTTACATAGTAACTCTGCATGAAATGCCATAGTTGTAATCGTAATCTCAACATCTGTATTTGCAATAATCAATGGATCAGAAATAAGTTCACATCTAATAACAGTTGTTCCTACCTTCATACCTTCAGCTGCACCTGTTACTGTATCTATCTCAACTGTCAATGCATCATCTGTAGACCATGTAACAAGAGAAGTAATATCTACTCCAGATTGGTTATATGCTTTATAATCTCCAGTTGTTCCTACATTATATTTACCATCATCTGGCTTGATTGTCATACTTGTAGTTGTAGTTGTACAAGGTGTTGGATTGATATAGTTAGTTCCTGGTATAGCTGCTAAGTCTATTTGCTCAGTAGCATCTGGACTTGTAAGTAATATACAACCATCGAATAAATCAGTTGAAACAGTTGATAAACTTGTATCTAATGTTGTTAGACATACTAGTGAGCTACAATCTTGGAACATCTCATAGAAGGTAGTACCAATACTTGTATTCATATCAGCAACGGTTACTAGTGAAGTACAACCATTATACATCCTATAGAAACTAGTTCCATTTGAAACATCTAATGTAGGTGTTACTACTAAGCTTGTACAATCACTGAACATACCAACGAAATCAGTACCACTTGAAGTATCTAATGTTGGAATATTATCTAATAAGTTACAACCTATAAACATATGAGTGAAATCAGTACCACTTGAAGTATCGAATAATGGTATAGTTGTTAGTGCTGTACAGTAGCCGAACATATAAATGAAATCAACACCACTAGATGTATCGAATAATGGTATAGTTGTTAGATCATAACAGTAGCTGAACATGTTCGTGAAGTTAGTAATATTACTAGCATCATCTATTGTGAATGAGGTTAGTTTATCTAAGTAATAACACATATTAGAAGCATCTGTAACAGAACTACTTTTAGTAATATCTACAGTAGTGAAATGATAACCGATTGTATTTGAAGAAGCAGTGAACTGAGGATTACTAACACTGTAAGTCTGATCCAATACATCAATAATCATAGTATTACCAGCAATCATAGGTTCAGAAATAATAGTACCTGAAATATAATCTAAGTAATCAACTGGTCCTACTCCATCACCATAATCAACAGTGAAATCAATATTACCAGTTGTATAAAGTCTGAAGTTTGTATTAGAACTAACAGAAACTAGTAGTTCTGCGTGAAATGCCATACTAGTCAATGTTATGGTAACATCTGTAGTAGCAGTAATCAATGGGTCAGCAATAAGAAAACAATCTATGGTTGTAGTACCATCTAATACTGCTGTTGCTTCTCCAGTAACACTATCTATGGTAACAATAGCTACATTACCTGAAGACCAAGTAACTTTATCTGTAATGTCAACACCACTTTGTGAATAAGCCTTGTAATCACCTACTACACCAACGATGAAAGAACCATCATCTGGAGTAATAGTTATTGAAGTAATAGCAACTGTACAAGGAGATGGATTCACATATTTTACTCCAGGAACTACTGTTAGTAATTGTTGTTCTGTAAGATCAGGACTAGTTAGTAACGGAGTATTAGTGAATAAATCAGCTGTTGATGTATCTACTCTTGTATCAAGTTCTGTAAGACATACAAGTTCTTCACAGTTCATAAACATAGAATCGAAAACATTACCTTTTACAGTATCAAGTAATGGCATTGCTTGTAACAACAGACACTCATTGAATGTTCTTGTGAAATCTAATCCATTAGTGAAATCTAATGCTGGAAACTCCAATAGTTTATCACATAAGTTCCAAGCATAACTGAAATCAGTTACCTTAGAAGTATCAATAGCTGGGAAATATTCCAATGTGTTACAACCTGACCAAGCATCTGCAAGTGTAGTAACATTTATTGTATTCAGTAATGGCATTACAACTAACGAACTACAATCTTGAAAAGTATTAGTCATAGAAATAACTTTACCTGTATCCAATGTTGCTAATGTTGCTAAGTTTGTACATCCTTGAAACGTATAATTCATTGTAGTAGCTTCTTGAGTAGACAATAATGGTATATCTGTTAGGCTTGAACAACCTGAAAATGTATAATCCATATTTGTAACTGAACTTGTTTCAAATGTTGGTATTGTAACAAGTGAGCTACAATCTTGAAATGTTCCATACATATTAGTTACTGTAAGTGTTGCTAGTGATGGAGCATTGAATTGCTTCAGATTAGCACAACCTTTGAACATCTCTTTAGCTGTTAGTAATGCTGAAAATGTGAATGTTGGAATATTATCTAATACTGAACATCCTGAAAACATTGAGGTACTATCAGTAACTGTCAATACATCGAAACCTGGTATTACAGTAAGTGATGAACAGTTTTCAAAAGCCATCTTCATATTAGTAACACCTGCATTATCATCTACTGCAAAAGCAGTAAGATTTGTCATATAGTAACATACCATATTCATATCTGTAACGCTTGAACTCTTAGTAATATCTACCTCACTGAATATATCTCCTATTAGTTGAGAACCACCAGTGAACTGGGGATTCATAACATAGTTGAAGTTATCAGGAACATCTATAATCACTGTTTCACCCGCTGTTACATTTGCTGTGATTGGAGAACCTGAAACATAACCTGTGTAAGTAACTGGTCCTGAACCAAAATCAATAGTCATATCTAATGGTCCATTAGAAAATAGTTTGATATTTGTATCACCAGTTACTGAACATAATAACTCTGCATGAAAACCATTTATAATAGCTACTGGTACTATTTCTGTAGTTGTTGTTCCAACAATGCTACCATCTGTTATAAGAGTAGCTGTTATTGTAACTGTACCTAATGCTTTAGAAGTTGCTTCACCTGTAATAGCATTTACTTCTACTATTGTAGGATCACTTGAAGTCCAATAAACGTATTTGTTGATCATTACATTATATTGATTGAGAGCAGTATACTTGCCATTGATGCCAAGATTGAAAACTTCATTATCTGGTAATATATGTATTGAGGTTATTGAGAGGGGAGTATCACCAGCACCTGAAGAGGCACTTGAGGATTCTGTTTGTTGATTTACTATGAACATTTGGTTCCTTTATAGGTTATTTATATTACGGACAAGGATTTAGGTTAGTCCATTCGATACCGGGTATTGCTTCTATTTGAGTTATTTCTGTGCTGTTAGGTGCTACAAGACTTGTACAGCCGAAGAATATGTATTGAGTCCATGTACTATTGGTAGTATCTATGGCCCCAATACATACTAGACTTGTACAATTTGAGAATGGTGAACTGAACCCAGTTCCTGAACTTGTATCTATGCTTGGGAAACTTGTGAGACTTGAACAACCACTCCAAGTACTGAAGAACCCAGTACCTGAACTAGTATCTATGCTTGGGAAGCTTGTGAGACTTGAACAACTTTGCCAAGTACTAGAGAAATCAGTTCCTGAACTTGTATCTATCAATGGGAAGCTTGTGAGACCAGAACAACCACCCCAAGTATACCCGAAATCAGTTACTAAGGCTGTATCAATCATTGGAAAAGATGTTAGCTGATTACATCCATACCAAGTATTATTCAGGTTTGTAGGAACCCCAAAATCGTAAGTGTTAGATAATAATAGGTCTATTTTTGTACAATTTTTCCAAGTAGATGAATAATCTGTACATTTAGGTACTATTATATCCCCAAATGTGGTAATATTTGTACATCCATTCCAAGTTTCTGGTAGGGTTAGTACGTTTGGGACATTGAAGTCAGGGAACGATGTGAGACTTGAACAGTTTTTCCAGGTACCACCAATTCCAGTAGTAACAGAATAATCTAATATAGGGAACGATGTGAGACCTGAACATCCATTCCAAGCATTATGTAATATTAGTGCATTAGAAGTATCTATTATAGGGAACGATGTGAGACCTGAACATCCATTCCAAGCATGTTGAAAATCAGTGATATTAGAAGCATCACTCATATTGAAAGAAGTCATCCCTGTCATTGTTGTACATAGTTCATAAGCGCTTGTAATACTAGAACTCTTTATAATATCTATGGCTGAAAAGATATCTCCACCACTAGCACCACCTGAGGAGAATCGAGGTTGTATAACACTATTCAGTTGATCTAATGCTCTTATTTCGAAAACATTACCAGCTACTACATCTGCAGCAATAAGTGTATTTGTTACATAACCAAGATAGTCTTTCCACCCACTACCATCACCAAGATTATATGTGAAATCCATACTACCAGTAGTGATAAGTTTTATATTAGTTTTACCTGTTATACTAGCCGTCATCTGAACATGAAACTCTTTACTTGTAACTACTACTACTGGATCTGTAGATGAGTTGATAGATGGATCTGTTTTGAGAGTAGCTGATATTTTACATGTACCTGCTCCTACTGCTGTTGCGAAACCAGTAGCATTTAGATTTACAATACCAGCATCATCAGAATACCAATCTACTATACTAGTAATATCTTGATTAGCTTGATTGAAAGCTTTATACTGACCTGTAACACCAATCACATAAGTTCCATCATCTGGTTCGATTCTTATACTAGTTGCAGATACATAACTACCAGCATCTCCACTATTACTATTAGCCACTGGGCTAGGACTTACTACATACATTATACTAATCTCCCTATTTCTTTTATAAGATTCTCTTTACCTTTGATACCTACTGGTGAACCACCAAGTTGCTCAATATATACCTTGAGTTCTTTTGCTGACATACCTTCTAAGTCTATCTGTACTGATGGAACAGTATCACTTTTGAAGAAATCGTTTTTGAAAAAGTCGTTATCATAGAATTTGCTATCATAAAAACTGCTATTGAAATGTTTGTTGTTGAAGAATGACATTTAGGTCCTTTGTATTATGATTTATTTATATTTACAGTGATCGAAGTGCCATCGCTTCATTGTATTACCGCCAGACTTATTACAATGAGGACAAGTTATAATCTTTTGATTACCTGTATTCTGTCCCTTCATAGTTTTAGATCTTTGTAGATTGCTTTCACTACTGTGAGAAGGTAAATCTGTTCTATCTTTATTCCAAGGAGTATTACCCATTAAAGTATTTGAGATTTTGTCTTTTACTTCTTGAGGAATAGGAATATTTAAATTAGCACTTACATATCCTAAACTTTTCATATCTAAGCCTGTATTCCAAGAAGGTTTTCCCTTCATAAAATATGATTGAGCTTCAGCACTTGCAATCCTTGCTATCTCAAACGTCTTAGATGTATATCTCTCTTTTCTAACTTGTGTCAAAGTCATCATATTAAAAGCCTTAGCCATTTTAGCTAATCCCGGTTGTTTGTTAATACTTTTATAATGCTTATATAATAAGAAATGAACTATATAATGTTCTCTTCCTGTAAGCAATACCTTATTTGTATTGATATCTAATCCACCAAGAGATGTTGGTTTTATGTGATGATTTTCATAATATATACCATCTTTTTTACTTCTATTATCTTTTCTAGCATTATTACAAATATTGAAATAAGCTTTTATATATTTTGTTGACATTTAAGTTCCTATTTTATGAGTTACACCCAGAGAGTCTGAACTCTCTTTATAGTGTAGCCTAAAACTAGGTCTTATATGTATTATATCCTAAGATAGTTAATACAAGGTTAACGAGTATACTTAGATACTACAATTAAAGATAGCACCCGCCGTAGCTTTTAGTTCTGTAGCAGACTTATTCCAAGTAGTAGGATCAGCAAGTACAGTATTAGTTGGTGATACACCAGCTACTACATCGTAAGAGTAACCTTTAACATCAATATTGTAAGCTGACTCACCTTGATATAACATAGTAATATTAGCTTTACCTAATACTCTTTGTACTTCTGCTGTAGCTGTTTCACTATCAACAACTCTAATAGCACCTTCTGTAAGTGCAAGAACACCTTTACCTAGAGTCATACCTAGAGCATCACTATCAGTAACTAATGTAGGAATACCCATTGTTGGGTTAGCTCCATTATTTATGGAATTTCCAGCCACATTCCAAAGTTTCTCACCGATTGCAGTTTGCATTAATGAGTAGTAAGTACTAGAGTGCATCGCAAGTAATTTAATACTTCCTAATTGATCACCATATTTTGCTAATAGATCAGCAATATCAGTATAAGCAATAGCAGTTGTACCATCTCCAGATAACATACCAGCCTCAGACTGGATAGAACCCATTAGACAAGTAATAGCAGTATTTAGTTGATCAGCTTGAGATGCTTCAGCAGCAGCTTCTGCAACTTTGATAGTGAATAAATCACCTGATTGACCAATCTTTTTGAATGAGTCTAAAGTATTCTCAACGGGACCAATAGTTCTGTTTAGTTTTACATTTACTTTTTCAAGTTGCTCTAGTTTCTCAGGAGTAAGAACTGAAAGAGAATCTGGGTCTCTGTGTTTGATCATTTGTGCTTCAGACATTTGTTTGAAGAATGATACCTTTTCAAAATCACCTAATTTACTTTGTGAAGTAAGTGTGATTGCACCGTTTGATGCAGCATTGAATGCATCTGTCATTTGTCCTAATCTCTCTAAGTATACACTTGAGAATAGTTCATCGTTTACCACAAAATCGCTTTTTGTTCCAGCCATTATAGATCCTTTGCCTCTAAGAGGTCTTTAGTTTGATTTACCATAATCATCTGGAAGACGACCATGTTTATTGAAATAGTCAGCAATTTCTTGATCTGACTTAGCCGATGGTGATAATACAACTTCTTTGTTGCCACCTCCAGCACCTTGTGTTTGCTTGAAATAATACGTATTTTCATTTTCGCGTAATTCTTCTATTCTATCTTGAATATTAGCCTCTTCACCTCTACTATTGAAAATACTTGTACCGTCTTCATTTTTGAAAGAAAAGTTATATCCTTCTCTTGTTGCTCCTTTCAGTAAGTCTTTAGCGAGATCTTGTAATGCATTAGTATTATAAACCTGTTTGTCTATATCTAATCCTCTTAGTGTCTCCAACATCATCATATTTGATATTTGACTTTCATGCTTACCTGATAGGCCATCTAACTCAGAACTTAGGTCTCCGACCTTTGTCTGTAACACTTCGTTATCACTCTGTAATGCTCGATAAGATTCATTTTGATCTCCGAAAGCTCCCTTTAGGTTAGCTTCAGATAATTCATCTAATCCTGTTACATTTCTCACCATAGCTTTTAGTGAATCGCGTTTCTGAACGACTTCTGCCTTAGCTAATTCAAGTTGAGTTATTCTCTCTACATTTTGACTATTAGTCTGTTTAGAGTTGAAGGCCTCTTGAACTTCTGCTATAAGGGACTCGTCGTTTCCTAGTGCTGTAATTATTCTTTCTATTGACATTTTATACTTCCAGTATATCTAATTTATACAAACTCCGTTCGTATCTGTTTTATTTATAAACTATAACCGAGCTTCTTGAAATAAGCATCAGTATCTATGAGCTTCTTAGAGTCTAACTCTGGATAGTACTCAACAGCATCTTTATAACTGAAGTTAGGGCCAACCAAGAATATCTTAGATTTCATAAACTCTTCTTTCTCTTGACCTTTCATTCTTGATGCTTTCTCTTTATCTTTAGGAGTCATTATATTGATAGGTCTTGATGCTGTACTATAACCTGTAATTACTGATCGACAATTTGGATGTAACATTGGTTGATACATGGCTGAAGGTTCTTCTAACCATCTTCTACCATCTAATGATGCACAGATACCACTTGTTCTTGTATCGAGGGTAGATACGTATTCATAGTATCTTGGAGGGTATTTATCAAGAGTCTCTTTTTGAACGTTAGCACTTGCTTGTCCTAATAGAGTTCTAACAGATGTTCTGGCGTTACTGAGATTTACATCCACATATTGTCTCCTTATATCTTTTACTATTCTCTCATTACTATGACCCTGAACTACCCCAGCAGTCATAATAGACCTAACTTGTTTTATAGCATTCGTAGATGGATTCATCATCATTGAGTTTATACCAATACTTGATGAACCTTTTTCATTTCTAAAGATAAGATTGTCTTGAGACAGGATCACCTCCTTTATTGTAGATTTTGGTAACACGTATAAAGTTTTATCAATATCGAATACAGCATTTATTTCATTCTCTTCTGTTATAAAAGCATAGTTATTAGCCTGAGTTAATGGGATAGTCTCCATCTTGAAATTAGTTGCAAATGTAACATTGAGTTTATTTAGTTCTTTTGATATTTGATCTAACATACTATTGAGTCTAGTTTTAGTATTCAAGTTAGCATTTATAATTTTTACAGAGACTTCGTTATAAGATTTTATTAGAGCATCTCTATAAGCCACCTCACTATCGGGGACTACAACAGATAATAAATGTTGATTATACTCCAGCATCTTCAGTCTCTAATGATAAACTATTTACATTTTCTTCTTCTATTCTTTTTAATTCCTCATCAACAGAATCAAGGTCAATGACCTCATTCTTTACAAGTGACTTCAGTAATGTTTCTCTAGATAAGTTACCAGATACTTGAAGTGTATTGAGTCCTGTTATATCACCTACTGTAATCTCATTGAAATCTCTGTTTACAATCATTTTTCCTGGGAAAGTAGTATTACCAATAGCTGCCCAACCTTCTAAAGCGTTATTGATAACATTTTCAGTATTAGCAGCGATATCAGTAAGTCTTGAATCTGCTTCAACATCTTCAGAACTTACTTGAGTAGCTGATTTAGATTCAGATGATTCTTGTAATGATAGTGCTCTTGAAGTCATATCTTTTTCTAGTTTATCTATATGTTTAGCACTGATTTCATAGTTACCTTGAGCTTGTAACTCTATCCATGATAAATCAGCTTCTGGGTTCTCAGCAAAGCTAGCATTTCTAATTCCTAATACGATTTGAGGTTCTGGAGATTCTCCTTCGCCTAATACATTGTCCTCACCTTCTACACCTAATGCTTTACCAAACAGAATAGGACACATAGCTTCTGTAACGTAATCACTCTGATTAGATGTATAATTCATATGTTGAACATTTACTTTAGCAATATCATAAAGTGGTGGAATATCTGATATCTTTAGTTCATATAATGGACAGAAGTTATAAGTTGTATTGATCTCTTCGAATACATACCAAGCGGATTTGCCATCTCCTGATCTGAATATTCTAACATTACCATTAGCATCGATAACTCTATATTGAGGTTTTACTTCATAACTAAATTCGTCTAATGATTCAGTATAACTTTCAGCTATTACAGCAAATGTGAAGTTACCTTGCTCATCTTTTTTATAATTGATAAGTTGTTCTCTGGTTATTAGAGACATGTAAGGATCGCCACCATTTGTAGGGGCATCAACTAATATATACGCTTTACCGTTCAATATAGCACTATTAGTAACTATTTTAGTGAACTGATCTAAGTTCTTAGTCCCTGCAATAGTCTTTAGTTTCTCTAAGGTATTTGCAGGTACTTTTTCAGCCGTAAGAGGCTTTCTAAATATTTCCCCAGTCATAGATGTATTGATTCTCTCTATAAAGTTATTTAGAGTTGCGTTATCTTGCCTTGTAGCAAAGATATCATTGTACTCATATGATTTTTGAGTCAGATATGCAATGGCAGTATCTATTCCATCATAGACAGAATTACATATCTCCCATTGGTGTTGATGTGCTTTATATTCTGGTATTTTCCAGGTTACGTTAGGTGTCATTTAGGTTCCTTATAGAAATATTTATATTCCTGGTGGTTTTAATTCTTTGTGTTCTTCTTTATAATCTATTATGAATTCAACAGTTGTGTTGTTATCACATGTTACTTTATGTTTTAGATATTTGTATTTGTGATCTAACGAACAACCATAAAGCATTGTTAGTATTAGAAATGTTAGTAATAGTCTCATCTTCTCCCTGTCCTTGTAGGTTTTACTCTTCCAAATGAACTGAATCTCCATACTAAATACTGCATGGAATCTACACAATCATCGTGATATAAGTGTTTCTTATTAGGCATTCCGTTATCATCAAAATAATGTTCTAATAAAGCTTCAATAAACTTTTCAGTTCTTTTATTTTGAACAAAGAATAGTTTTCTTTCACCTTTACTATTACATATCATACTATTGAAGGAATTTACTCTATCAATAATTCCGGGATTCTTACTTAGATTCTTTACCGTATATCCAAAACTTTCAATGATGCTAACATCCGTTTTACCTCCAGCAGAAGTCTTTCTAGCCGATCCTGAAGCATCTGTAGTGAATATGATTTTATGTTTTGGATATCTATTTTGAATAGCTAGCATCATCTGTTCAGTATCAAAACTTCCGTAGAATGCGTCCACCATATGTAATAATCCATTTCTTAGTACCCAAACTGATGCAGGATTTTTATTTATGTTGAAGTCAACACCTATTAGAAGAGTATCATCATCTTGTACGGTCTCATTACTATTGTTTTTGATTTGACAGAAATCGGGAACTACTAATCCGTCAAAACTTATGAATTCTCCATTGAACTCTTGATTGAAAGATTTATCATCCATATCTTCTCTTGCTGCTTCTATCTCTTCTTCAGTAACATTCATTCCCTGGATAGTTGTATATTGAAATGATTCCCAATCAGCTTTATTTTTACCATTACTCCATAATTTGAAAAAATAGTTACGACCGGAAGGGCTTGAAATAAAATCAGCAGTACCGAGCTTATCCGCTAAACTGGGTCTGATAATCTTTACAAATATCTCTTCTAAATTTCTAACACTCCCGCACTCGTCTATTACAATAGCATCAAGTGAAACCCCACGAAGTCGTTCAGGTGAATCTAATGATTTTAGATAAATCACGGAACCATTCATGAGTTCTACTGATAGATTACTTTGATTTACTTTCTTTGCAATATTGTGAGTCTTCTCTAATAAGATAGACCAAAGAATCATCCTAGCTTGAGAAGCAGTTGGTGCGGCAAAGAATAATATTTGATTTGGTTTTTGGAGAGCTTTAGTGATGAGGATGTAACAGCCTAAGACTGACTTCCCAAATCTGCGTCAAATGTTAGAGGTTTAGAGGTCTAAGAGTTTATTCAAAGACCTCTAAACCCCTGCGGCAATCACTCTGAATCTTGCTTTAGAATCAAATATCTCTATTTGTGGTGGTCTTAGTAGTTTTTGTCTGTCAAATGTTATATCCAAGTTTGAGTTTCCTTATTTCCATTATTTTTTGTTATAATTTGTTATTTTTAGATTATCTTGAGAGAAACCGAGTTATCGGTCATTATACCGTCTTCATCATATTGTTGGAGGAACTTCATTGATGCATTGAACGATTTCTCTGGATCAGATATGTGAGGGATTGTTTTGAGTGCTTGAGATTTCAAGTCATTGATACCTGCCAAAGCCCAAAGTTTTGGGTCTATTCTATAAAACTCTAATGATTGCTTGAAGTCTTCTAAGTCTACAAACATCTTATGAGCAATATTCTCAACAGATATTTGAGCTTTTAGTTTCTTTATGATTTTTAGATGGGCTTGATAACTTATTGTTATTAGGGGGAAGTGCGTTGAGGTTGCACAAAACTCTTTATTGTAGTCTAATTCTCTTTGAGTAGCCATTGTAATTCCTTATACATCCATATATGGATTGTTTGTTTATTTATATTTAGTGCTAATTTATAGTAAAACGGTAAAACGGCCAGAATGTACGAATCCGTAGGTGTCAGGGGTGTCCCCAGGGACGTTCAAAACACTAAATAACATAGATATACACAGTTTTTGTGTGTTTTAATGAGTTTTTATTGGATCCTAAAGCTTTTGAGTCTTGATAAGGAGGATTACCAATTATGTAATCAAAGCTCATCATAAAAATCTACTGATAATTCAGTTATGTAATTTCGTGATAATCTATTAGGGTCCATCGTTCTTTTATCCGTTGAACCGGTAACTTCGCTCATAAGAGTTTTGAAATAATCGTTTTTAAAAGCTTCTTGAACTTTTTTAAGATGTTCAACATCACCTAATATATAAAAACCATCTAAGTTTATTTCCCATTCTCCGAATTCATCTAGGAAAGTATAAGTCGCACCTCTACCTATAACAAGTTTTGGAGTTTTACCAAGTTCTGATTGTTTATTTGTATAGCCTACATTTTTATCCCAATCTAATATTAATTTCTTTAACATTTTATATTCACCAGGAGTATTTGAAGCTGTTGGTTTAAATCTACAATCAAGCTTAATAGGGTTTTTGATTAACTTCATATAATCTTCTATTCTATCACATGGTATATGTTTTACTTTGTTTAGATCTACTAAAGTTACACCATCAGTTTTAGTTTGAATTTCTAAATAACCAGGAGTTTTTGATAAAGTTTTATCAATCACATAATGATCGAATGTTGTTGTAGCTCCGAATACTTCACTACCTTCTTTTGAAGAGTGAGATTGTAATGATGTCACATTGTACGTACATAATAATTCTTTCATCCGTATTGATTCTTTTCTAGTATTCAATTCTTTTGAGGCTAATTTCCAGTTACCTGGATGCACAATAGTCATTTGACCATCTGTAAGTAAATCAAACATTTTTAAGGTTATTTTTTGCCATATAGGTGACGAATTAAGAAGGCCTTGATAAGGAGGATTGGCTACAATATAATCAAACAAGTAAACTCCCATAATCAAAATTAAGAGCGTTGGCTTGTACTAAGTTCTTTTCTGGAACTAGAGGCATTCTATATTTACATTGTTCAATATTATCAAACATCAAGTCAACACCGTAAATGTTCTCTGGAGGTATTCCTCTATTATATAGTTCAACTAAGAAGTTACCATCACCACAAGTTGGGTCTAAGAATGTCTTATTTTGAGGTGGATTGCTCCAGTCAATATCTAAATTGTCTAACATCTTCTGCACAAGTTCAGGAGGTGTAAAAACCTCTCCAGTTTCTTTTATTCTTTGCTTTGACTTCATAATGTTAGTCCTTCTGTTCATGTAACTTGATAGTCTGTTCACAATATTCAGCGTTACCTTTATAAGGACCTCTTAATTTACCAAGTTTAGATTTACGCATTTTATCTTTGGATTCTTCGGTTATCCATATAGTTCCGTCTCTAAAGTTATATAGATTAGACTGTTGTTTTATGAAGTGCTTTTCCATTTCGAGCATCTTAGACTTCGATTTATAAGCACCTATAAGGTGAATATTGAAGTCATCAATAGTTAGTCCATCTGCTTTTATATTATCATGAGCTTTATGGAAACCGTTAACCTTGAATTGACGTTTATGATCGGATAGTCTACGTTCTAAAGTAAGTGTAGTTCTACCAATGTAGATTTTGGAGTCTTTGGAGTCTTTGGGTATTAAGGCATAAACTTTGAAGCGTGTTAGAGAACGGTCTTGACCGTTTGGGTTTGTGTTTACCATTTGTTTCCTTTGTTTATTTATTTATTTATTTATTTATTTATTATAAAGATAAGGACTGTGAGCTATTCTAAAACCAGTGTATAAACATAATAGAGATAAAGAACTACAGTGGAACTGTGACTCCTCCAGAACAAGTCTCATGAGAAGACCATTGAAGAAATACTCCAGTCGATGAGAGGCAGAGCCGAACGAGACTGATACAGAGGCACTAGCCGATGTATACTCCAAAGAAGAACTAATCTACAACTTAAAAATATCTATAAAGTAAAAGAATGATAAATCATTCTCTCATCATCTAAAGATGAATTTACTCTTATAATTGGTGTTTTTGTTTTTTTTAATCTAACATTTCTTATATAAGAAAAGGTACCTTTTAAAAATCAAAATTTGAATTGACCCGCTATTTGATTATGTAAGTGTCTTTGATTAGATAAGTAAGCGTCTCTTTATGATGTTCTTCTACAAATTTACCCATTCTTAAAAACTCGGCTATTCTATTATTCTGTTCACTCTTAATACCCTCATACATTTTTAGTAATTCAACCTTATCTTTGATGTTACCATTCTCTATTTTAAGATGAATATTGACGCTATTCCTAGCTCTATCTAGCATTTGAAGAGTTGATATAACTCCTAGTGATCTTCCACTATCAATCAAATATACTTCATCAGAAGTTAAGTTCACACCTCTTGATATAATACTATTAGCGATTTTGACGTCATTTAGATCGAACTCTTCAATACTAATATTTTTACCATCATCAGCAGTTTTCAAGTTATGTGTAATATTGTTATCTACTAATAGTTCGGATATCTTCTGTGCTTGTCCTTTCTCAGTGCTTTGTATTAGTACTTTCTTTTGTTTAGACATTATTACTATCTCTCTTAGAGTATCTTGTAGGTTACCATTTACTTGTACTGATATCTCCTTCTTTTCTTTCTTATACGTATTCTCAATTACCATGTAATCTTTCTGGAAGCAATCAAATAAGTTTATTACTGGCTGAATGTATCGATCTAACATAATAACTTTAGGATGACTTAGTAAGTCTCCATATGTCTGATATTTCAATACTGAAGTAATAGTGTTTATATTATTATACTTCATTCCCATCTCTTCAAATACAGAGAACACTTCGTCTATTATTAGAATATCTGAACTATCTATTTTATTGTAGCTATCTACTGTAACTAATGAGATATCGTATTTTATAGCTTGTTTAGCCGCTTTATAGTTATAAACAGTATAACCAGCATTCTCAATCTCTTTTTGAGTAGTAACTATAGTACTGATATTTGGACAAACATATGTTATTGTCTTATTATCTTCTTTAGCTTGTTTGATTGCTTCTAATACATATTTCGTTTTTCCAGTTCCCATAACTGATTGAATAGCTGTTGGAATATCAATATTTAGTTGTACCTTTTCTGGTAGTATATACTGAGCATAAAACTTAATATGATGTTTATGATTTTGTAATACAAAGCGTCTTCTTATAGAGTTATGAATATCTGGTTCTAAGTCATCTAGAGATATTCTTTTATATGTGCCATTAACAACTTTCTTTGTATGAGTATCTTTCATTTTATCATCCTTAGAACGTTTAGGTTTTCTATGAGAAGAGTTAACAATACTAGAACATTCTTTACATTTTCCATTACTTCGCTTATATTCAGATGGTGTAACATTACTGGTTTTCTTGTCATCTGTTAGGATTAGCTCTTCAGAGCATTTTTTACATAATTTTGACATTTGTTTTATTCTTTGGTAGTTTAGATCTTGTTTGTGAGTTTCGTGAAGAGGGATACCACTCTGGCTCTTCTACAATAATCTCAATAATCTCAATAATGACTGGTGAGCCAGAGTGGTTTTTAGGTTGTACCAATCATTATTCAAATTATTTGTATCTGTATTATTTATAACGGGTTATCCCGTTATTTAGATCTACCAATAAAGATATTGTTGATTCTATTCCATCTCGCTTTAGCCGCTTTATATTCAGTTACTGTATAAAATGTACCGTCTTCTTTAGTTGATTTATCCTGATAATCATTGATGATATCAGCTTGGTAGATAAGTTCGTTAGTTAAGTTTTGTGTTAGAGTTGCCATAATATAAATCCTTTTTAAGTTGTATTTTTAGATTGGTTATTACCCACCCAATGTGAATAGTAACACCTATTTATTTGTTATAGTATATAATAACATACAATAGTTAACAGAAGGTTAACGAGAGAATATTTCTATCTCTTTAATCTCTTCTTCTGTAAGTCCAAACTCAACATATAACTCTTCATCTGCCCAATGACGATTAAAGTCGATTTCTGTTAATCTAGATAAAAAATTGTAAGCACTAGAACATTTTATTTTTTGATAATTCAAAACAGAGTAAGTTAATAACTTACTCTCTATATATGTTTTCATATTTTCCAAAGTTTCTCTGGATTGCTCTGTTTTATTAACGTAGAAGAATTTATTGGTAATTCTGTTGGTTATTTGACAACCTTCATCCCAACCTCCAACATATGGTACAATCAATTGAAGCTCTATAGTTGGTTTGTTCTCTATTGAAGAATATTTTACTCTTTGTCTTTTTGTGTTACAATATACTTCAATATCATCGTCGTTAACTTTCTCTAAAGTAAGTTTCTTATTTTCTACGCCATGTTTTTTATCGGTGTTAAACATCTGCATCTTCTTTTTACCATTAGTTTTAAACGATACTTTGTTCAAAATAGAATTGACATTTATCATATCTTTTCTACTAACCAGAGAAATATTCTTGACAAATCTAGACTCTCCATTTTCGATAATTTCTATAGATTCTCGTTTATTCGAGTTTATTGACCAATAAACAACAGATTGGCCAATATCAAAATCATCATTAGTATCATAATTTACTACCTTTATTCTATCCTTAATCATTTTATAGACGGTATTTTGTTGTCCATCATCTAGAATGGCTTCTGGTGTAATAAATATCAACTCTCCATCATCTTTAAGTAACGGGATACATCTTTTAGTAACATCAATATACAATTTCTTATTAGTACTAACACCCTTTGGGTATTGATATGGCGGATTGCCTATTATATAATCAAATTTCATGGTTATAGATTGTGTAGGTTTTTTCTATAAAGATAGTGGAGTTTATCTGTATCTTTTATATATACTGTTCTGTATTTGAGTTTTATTGGGTAATTGAAGAGTTCTGATTGTTTTATTCTGTAGGGGATGTCTCGTGTCATGTTATGATCCTCATAAGTGTCCTGGAAAATGGCATGTAAACCAGGACATTCATCACGATAGGAAATAAATGTCAAATGTCAAAAAATGAACCGTGATGTATATTATTTATATTTAGTATTCTAAGCCAAATATATCAAATGCTTCCATAAGCTTAGTATTACCTTGAACAACTGGTAATGTTGTAGAGGTATCTTGTAATATAGCAAGACTTTCTTCTCTATAAGTTCTCATTGCTGATTCTTGAGGGTTACTCATCAATGTGATGAATGTATCGATCATACACATATTGGTGTCTTTGATATTTGTAATAGCTTGTCTTTTCTTTTCAGCTAACTCTAGAGTTGCATCATGAGCATCAATAGCGGCATGATCTGGTGATCCATCTGGATTGTAGAAATACCAATAACGACCCCAAGAATCAAGTTGATAGTGACTTTTCAGTTTGTAACCTACTTCTAAATCACCTAATGTTTCTTGAGTTTTCTCTTCTCTTGTAGTCTCATTATATATTAGCTCATTTCTGTAGTCATCTCCATAAACCCATATTACTCCATTGAAAATAGCTACCTTATTAGGAACTGGGGCTAATGGTGGTAATGTAGTTGAAAATGCAGGAGTCAGATGACTACCTGGATTCTTAGGATCTACTTGACCCTCAGTTGTTTTTAGATACTCATTTGTATCATTTGTATATATGTAGAACATTTATTCTCCTTAGTATTTTATACACATTAGCATTGTGATTGATCTTGGTCTTGTTTCATCTACATCACCAGTTGCACCTGTACTAGCACCACCTGAGTTGTAATATGGTGTATAATCTGAACCATAAGCACCTGATGTTTTACTTGCTGGTATTGTTTGTGAGTGAACGTGTGATTTGAAAACATCACTTTGATAATCACCTACTGCAACAGCACCAACACCTCTATCATAAAGACCAATACCACTTATATCTTGTGGTGGTAATCTAAAGAAACCTGCAGCTGGATTAGCAGCTCCACCTGTATTGTTCCAAGTATCTCCGATAGCAGCATATAAATCTACATATGCGAACTTATCTAACTCAGAACCATCTCTGATTATAAATCCATCTGGGGCAGTTGTACCTGCATGAGCAATACTAATACCTGCTGGAAATACCAATGTACTCTCTGGCATTAGTGGAACTTGAAAATAATCTGTATAAGCAATAATATCTCCAGCACCATCAGTCTCTACAGTTCCATCAATAAATGTTATATACGGTAATGGAGCATTTGTTTTATCATACCATAAACCATCTAAGAAATAATCACCAGTTGTTGATTTAGCTCCGAAAGTAGGTTTGTCAACTGTAGCATACCATAATCCACCATATTCTTTATATACATAAAGATTTGATAATGCAACTAATCCTGTTATTGCTAGGGCTTCTACAGAAGTTGATACTTCACTTACATTCATAGCTTGACCATCAATATAACCTGTACTGAATATCATTTGTCTATTATCGATTTCTAATGTATTAACATTAAGATTAACATCACCTAATAGCATTCTACTTGCTGGAACACCATTTTTTGATACGTCATTAATAATATCAGTTATTGTAGTAGCAACATCAACACCGCCTATAGATAAACTCGGAGCATCTAAGTTACTAACGATAGTTTGATTTACGGTATCTATTTTTGATACTTTATCACTTAGGTCTGCGAACTTCCAGTTAGCATCTGAAGTACTTGCTACTGGTTCAGTTGTATTATTATCATATTGTGATAAGTAATAACCTATAGAAGTTGATAATGGATAAGATACCGAAGCACCAGTCATATAACCATTTGGAGTATCGAATGCAGCATCCCAAACTCCTTTATAGTTTGAACCTGCTTCAGCTCTATCAGCATCTGCTTCTATTTGTATTCCTGCAGCATTCATAGCATCGATAACTAGGTTTTGCTCAACTTGAAAATCCTCTACTGCTATATCCCAGTTCTGAGATGTAGTCCAATAAATAACTTTACTTGGTTCTGTATAATCTGGCGCATTTGGTAATGCGCTTGTATATGGTATTGTTAC